AAGAAATGCCTCACGCTCCCGCTCCTGTACTTCTTCGACCGTGATCTCAACCGCCTTACGCTCCAGAATACCTGAGAGCTTAGGGACAGGAGAGCCCGGGAAGTACTCCCATGGAGCCAATGCAAACGGACTCAGCAGCATCTCCCCTTCGTTCGTGCGAAGATCGTAGGGGCCAGGAGCACCTTCGAGC